GCCGCAAATAAAGAGGCGAAAACAGCTTTAGATATAGAAAAATTAAGATTAAGCTATTTGGAGGACAGTTTTAAGAATCAAAAAGACCTTGAAGACATTAGGATTACTGGAGGCAGAGCATTAGAAGAAGCTCGCGCAAGAACTCCTGTCGCTCAATTAGAAAATCAAATTGCAACTCAGCCATATGCCACTAGAGAACAAGAGGCTCAGTTAGCAAAACTAAGAGCAGAATTTGCCAAATTATCCGCTCAAAGAAAAATTGATAATGATTTTGCTGACGTTCAAAGAAATAGCTTTGAAGAATTAAGAGGTTCAATTATCTCTAATGTAAAGGGAGCTTCATCTCTTGGTAAAGAGTTTATAGACGCAAGCGCAAAAGCATTGAGAAATGCAGGTAGTGTTTCTAAACTTGAAGAAACTTTACAAAAATTAAAAGACGCAAGAAATGCATTATTTATAAGACAAAATCTTTCGCTAGATTTTGGACAAGATATTTTTTCAAAAGAAGATTCTGCACAATTAGCTGAAATAGAAAATGCTATAGAACGAAGCCAAGATGCGCTAGCGAAATATAATTTAACGGTTGAGCAAGCAAAAATCCTGCTGGAAGAATATAATAAACAACAGCAAAGACAAATAGAATTTCAAACAAAACTCGCTCAACTAAGGGCTGAATCTCCAGCCAAAGCAGGAATGTTTGCGGCATTTAACGAAATTGAACAAGAGTCTGAAAACTTCCAAGAGACATTCGCTAAAAATACTACTCTCGCATTTAGAGATGGAATGAGGGACGCTTTAGGAGCGGCAATTTCTCAAACTGATGATCTTGGCGCTGCTTTGCAAAATGTTGCGATGAACTTTTTGAAGACTATGCAGAATGCATTCTTGCAGCAGGCTTCTAATCAGGCAATGATTGGTTTGCAGAATGCTTTCCCAACTGTATTTCCAAAAGGTCCGGCTCAAGGAGCTACTGGTGGTTTTGTTAGTGGCGGAAAAATTATAAAAGGGTACGCAACTGGCGGATTGGTTACTGGGGGTAGCGGATACAAAGACGATGTGCCAGCGATGCTTAGTCAAGGCGAGTATGTTATTCGCAAATCTTCTGTGGAAAAATATGGCGCCGCAAATCTTGAAAAAATGAATTCTGGCGGAATGCCTAGGTTTGCTGCTGGGGGTGATATTTTTCTTCCTGGTACTCGCGGACAAACTGCAATTTCTGGCTACAAGGATTTAACTAGATTTGCAAATCAAGTTACAACTAGCGGATCAACTGATGTGATGAGGGGGACTCAGTCTTCGGCGTTTGTCAATCTTGAAGATCAGAGCATGAGGCTTTCAAGATTCGCGCTTTTGAATGAAAATGATATAGCCAATCAGGAAATCCGATCAGCGCAACAGCAAGGTTTGGATTTAATTACTCAGAGAGAAAAATATAGAACACAGCAGAGAAAAGCGTTCCAAAAGCAACTGAAGCAAACAGTAATTTCAGCAGCAATAAATGCTGGACTTGGAGCGATGAGAGGACCATCGGTTCCTTATTCTAGCACTCAGGCAGGAATGTTGGAGGCGGGCGCTCCAAATGCTTTAGCGGTTAGATCTGGATTGGCTTACGGTGGAATGATTAAGCGTTACGCAAGCGGTGGCCCAGTTGATAAAATTCCTGCTCTTCTTATGGACGGCGAATATGTAATGAGTAATAAAGCCACCAAGAAATACGGAAAACAATTCTTTGATTCCATCAATCAAGGCCGCACTCCAAGATTTGCCAATGGCGGTGAAGTTGGCGCTGGCGGCGAAATGCTTGGTGAAAAATTCGATAATCTTTCTAATAAATTAGAAACAAGGGGTTCTTCGGAAGTTAATATTACTGTTAATGTAACAAATTCTGGATCTTCAGAAACTAAAGCTCAAGGCGAATCAAATCAAGGTGGCGTAGACTACAAGAAAATGTCGGAAAAGATTAAGGCTGTAGTGCTCGAAACAATTAATGAGGAAAAGCGTTTAGGTGGATCACTCAGGCCGCGAAACTAAAGGATGAAATCTTCCGTATCAAATTATGAAAGTAATTTTTATCTCAGCGGCGTCAAGATCCTTGGCGTTTCTGATGTAAATTTTGGCTATTCAATCCCTGTTGAGCATTTAAGTGTTATTGGTTATAGAAAGTTTAATACTTTTATAAGTGGTCCGCCTCAAGGAACTTTAAGCATTCAAAAATATTTGTGTCAAAATGATCATATTTTAAATTACACTGGCGCGATACAAGCAAGCGGCGGCTTGTTTTATAATAATAAAAATTTTACATTTCAATCTGCTTATTTAAATTCCTTTAATGTTTCTTGCGCTGTAGGCAATTATCCTCAGTTGTCCGCTGATTTTACAATCTTCGGTAATGTTGGAACTGGATTAGGGTTTACGACAAGCTCTCAAAGCAACCCGTTATCAGTTGTTAGACCAGGTGATATTTTAATTCGATGTGATGGCACAGGAACAAATAGAATTGAGGCTTTTACATATACAGTTGAATGTCCGCGCACTCCTATTTATCACCCAACTGGCTCTGCCCCAATGGATGTAGAAACGATTAGGCCATATAGAGTTAGTGCTCAATTTACTCTTGGCGTATACGATTATGAATCAAAAAGAGCTTTTGATTATATTGTAGACTCAAATAAGCAAAATATTAATATAGCTATAGGCTCATTGGCGACTTTCACGGTTAATAATATGGAATTCATAGGAGAATCAATCAATAGCTCTGCTACAGATGAAGTCTCCATGACGCTTAATTATCAAGGGTTCATCTAATGTCTTTCTTTTATGACAGAGACCAAAACGTAACTGGGACGATTCCGTCATCCCTGCCTTTTGCTCCGTCATATGGAATGCAAGTTTCATTTTCATCAGAGCTTGCAGAATATACAACTGTTGATAATTATATTTATACAATGCCAAAGGCGCTCAATCATTTGCAAATGCAAATCACCATGCCTTTTGAAAGCAGAAAACAAGAAGATGCAAGAAAATTAGCTGGTTTCTTTGAGGGCTTAAACGGCACAGGATATTTTTCATACACTGATCCAGCACAGATATATAAGCCGATTAGTTTATTTTTAAATAGTATAGACAATACATTTGTTGAAAATGACCTATATACGTTAAACGTTGCTTTATCTACAGATCAAATTTCAACTGTTTTAAACTGGAATCAGCCTTTGATAACTGGTTCGAATATAAAAGGCAATTGGGCAACTTCAACAGCATATCAAAAGTATGATGTAGTAAGATACACTGGAAGTTCTACCTTTCCAAGCAATACAGGTAATCTGTACGATTCGTTTTATTATTGTAGAGAGAGTCACACCTCTCAATCTTCAATTACTCCAGCTTCGGTTGATACGGTCAAATGGTCTAAGGATTTCTTTTTTCAGCCAACTTATTCAGTTCCGCTCTCAAAAGAGACTTCTATAATAAAAACCGAATTGCCTTATTCTTTTACAAAACGAACTGATTTTGGACTGCACGCAAATGCATTAAAATCTTTTAAACTTGATTTTAAAGGAATTAGTGACGCAGAAGCAAGATGCATTCTTCATTTTTTAATAGGAAGACAAGGCTATAAAAGATTTCAGTATAAAATACCAACAATATATAATCAATTCAAAGTATTTTTTGCGCCACAATGGACACATACTTTTGTTTATAAAAATGTAAATGATATATCTGTCACACTAGTTGAAGACCCTCTTGGTAGAGCTAGCGAAGATATTACTAGTATATCTACCAATGGATTAGTTTTGTATTTAGAGGCTTCTGGAACTTCTTCGTATAGATCGGGAACTTCTTGGTATGACTTGAGTGGCTCTGGAGTTCCGGCAACCATTTACAACACTCCAGTTTATTCTCCTAGTAATAGAAAAATATTTATCTTTGATGGAGTGGATGATTATGTTGATTTTTCTGTTTCTGGATTAGGCTCTATAGCTACAATTGAAATTTGGGCAAAAATAAATGCGCTTGGAGGAATGATAATGGGATGGCTTTATTACGACATATATACAATAGGAGCCACTGGAATTGGATTCAATACCGCAAGCAGTGATTTGTATGGAATTCCATTTGCTCAAGTAACCTCTTTGGGATGCATTGGCAATTGGAAACATTATGTTTTCGAAATGAGATCTAACGTCTCTTACACAAATAATAAAATTTACGTTAACGGACAGCAGCAAACACTTTCTCAAATAGTAGGTTCTGAAAACAGCGGAAATAGAAATTTTAATAGCGGAAACGGAAGAATATCGGGATGGAGGTCAGACTCTGGATATAAAATGAATATGGATCTTGCCGCTTTTAGAGTTTATAATCGCGCGTTAAATCAGCAAGAAATCTTAACAAATTTCAACGCAGGAAGGGATAGGTTTAAGATATAAAATGGCTAGACCAATTTCATACGAAATGCAGATGATGTTCGTGGGCTCTTCTGGAGCCTTCGAACAGACGCCGAATAGCGGCAGCGGAATAGCGCGTCTAGATTTCGTCCAAGGATATGATTTTTCATTCAATATTGATCGTGCTCCATTAAAGCAATTAGGGACTGGAAGTTTTGCAACTAGACAAACTCAACTAGCTCCAGATGTTAATTTTAATTTTCAATATTTCTTAAATGATGGTTGGAATGAAAAATATATTGGACTAGACTTGTCTAACACAACAAGCGGTAATCCATTTGATACGATATTTACTTCAACTGGCGATAGAAATTTTTATATCACAATAGCAAAACAGGACGGCACAGATCAAAACTCGCAAGAGCTTATAACGGGCGATTATGTGCTAGGAATAGGCAATGCATATATTACAAGTTACGAAATTAGTATTGGCGTAAATCAATTAGCCACAGTATCTTGTTCTTTTATTGGCGCAAATGCAAGCGTTCAAGATTACGACATCTCTCAGTATCTTCCATCAGTCAATACTCTAGTAAGCGGACAAAATGCAGAAGACGCTAATAGAAAATTTAACATTAGTTTAACTGGCACATCAAGAGCGCAAAGG